AACCGGTTTACTTGGTGTGTCGAATACAGGTAACCCATAAGCGTCAATGTATCCCTCGTAGTTCCATTCCATAGGTATGAACAAAGAATATAATCCGCTGCGAGTCTGTCCATTGGCGTTTCTTTGAGTAACATCTGAGTCATCATAAAGTTTTTTAAAGTTTTTACCTCCTTTATCGTGAGCGTTTGATGTACTTCCCATCATGCATCTACCAATAATTCTACTACCTAATCTTAAACAAGTTTTTGTAACTCGCCAGTTATTTAATATATTATTAGGTCTCTCCCACTTTCCACTTTCATCGTGTACTAATAGCTTTAATTTCTCCCCATCGTACGAGTTGTCCCCTGTGTTCTTCCAGTCGATCGTTGTGTCGAGCCCGTCAAGTTCTTGAAGCTTTTCGTTGGTTTCAAGTTTTTTCCTTGTGTATTTGGTCGCAGGAACTCTGTAGGCAAGCTCGGTTTTTGGCCTGTCCATACCGTCCTGGATGGGTTTGAAAAAGAACGGGTAGTTGACCGATATCGGTACGACTTTATCCGTGAACATCTTCTTAGCATCAGGGCCAGACTTTGACAAGATACCGTACCGTGCATCTGACGTAATTGTCGCCACGTTAACGGTTTCTGCCGAAGACATAAACGAAAATCCTGACCGACGGTTTTTAAGATAGCACATCCCGTAAGATCGTGGGTCGGCTTTACAAGCCTCCCAGAATATAAAGAATAATCTGTTTGATTCCCTAAAGTCTGGCTGCCCAACGTCAATTTTGCTCCACTGCAAGTACATATAATGAGAGCCAGTAATGTAAGTAGCCACACTTTTATTATAGAACCAAAACCCTTGTTCTCTTTTATTAAATTCACTATCGATGTAATCATACCATTTTTCTTTAAAGTCTACTGGGTATTCCTCCCAATCAAACACAGACTTTATTTTCTTAAGTTCTTTAGGATATTCTGTATATTTCCACCTATTACCTTCAAATTTTTTTACATTATTAGCTTTAGGTAAAGCTATTTTAAGATTTTGTATTTCGTATATTTCACCTATCTCACCAGTCTTACTGATGACAACAATGTCGTAATCTTCATTATAACCATACTCCCACTTTTTAGCTTTATTCATTTTAGCTACAGTATGTGGTTTTATATAGTCATCTATTACTTTATATAACGTTTGCTCGTACATTATTTAGACCTCCCTTCTGCAAACCCTTTAAAAGTTTTTTCTTTTTTAACTTCTTTAGGCTTATCTTCTAACAGCTCTTGCTCGTTTTCTATTCTAGTTAATATTTCAAAAGCATCGAATATAGCGAGTTTTTTTGTAGCTGCAGCATTTTTAAGTCTGTCCGCTGAAATATCATCATCTGAATCTACAATTGGTTCTTTAGCTACTTTAATTAGCTCTTCAACCGCCTTGCGCCCAGCTTGGATTATATTTTTCTTCGTCTCCTTTACGTTCATACTTAATTACAATATCATTAGATTTCATACAGTAAAGACGCTCACCATCAACTAAAAATTCCCATTCGCTATTAGGCTTGAAGCCTACAACATCTCCTGGGTTTATTCCTAGCGCTTCTAGCGAGCTATTACTATATTTTAGTATACCAACAAGGCTGCGTTCTTTATCACCTTTTAGATTGTCTTTTTCTTTTATAGGTGAAATAAAACATCTATCGTTTAAAGTACGCCAAACACCATTGTTCTTACAAAGATATATTTGGTCAAGGGCGCAAAGATGTAGATCGTCTTTTAAAAACGACCTACTCTTTTTCTTTTCGCCTCTCATATCATAAAAAGTTCTAAATACATTTTGATGTATTACAACTTCATCACCTTTGCTAATAACAGATTTAAAAGCTAAAGGCACTTGAACCACCTCTGCTATTCTGTTTACAAATTTCCAGTTTTCAATTTTAGTATTAACAACTAAGTCTTTATCACCAACTTTAATTGTATTACTGTATTTATCTCCAACTGGCTTTACTATAAAGTCATATAAAGAATTCATTAATACTCTAAATCGTACTCTATAGATACCGCCATATTCTTATTAAACTTTTTCCAAGGTAAAACCTCGTTATTTTTTTTAATATGTATATTATATGACGAATCTTTTTCGTTAAATAAAATATAAGCTATCTCGTGACCTCCGTAAACCTGTTGGCCTACAGAATAGTGCATGGCGTCATTTTTGTAATCAGATCCAATGCTGATTTTTCTAATGACTGAATCCATTATTCCTCTGCTTTAGCTTCTTCTTCTTTAACTTCAGTATACTCACCAGTTGAAAGATCTACAGAAATAGCTCCGTACTCTTCTTCTAGTTTTGCTTTAAAGTCTTCTAATTCTTTGTTTGCTGCAGCTACATCGTGTAGTAAACCATGTTTTTGGGATTCTAAAACACCAATGTTAGAAATAATTTGACCAAGTTTACCTTGTAATTCAACGATTTCTTTTAACTGTTCTTCTTTAATTTTTGCCATTTGATTTAATTTAATTTTTGTTATTTGTTATTGATTTTGCTTTTTCCCAAGTTCTACCTACAAAGTAAGCTCCATAAACTGTAACAAGAAGAGTTTGGAATATTGGGATATACTCTTCTGCTATTTTAAATTCTCCGATGTTTCCATCGAAAAACGCACATATAGTAAATATAACTGTTAAGTATATAAGTACTAATGGGCGTATATTTTTAGACAAGAAGGAATCAGACTGCATATCTGACTCCCATCTTTTTGTAACCTGCTCTTGAGCTTCTTTGTCAGCTTTCTCAAGAATCTCTGTAATAAGACGCTGTGCTTCTAGTTTCTCTTCTTTAGTAGTTGTAAGATTATCTAAAACCTCGCCAACTTCTTTTATGACGGAACCCGTAAGCCATTGCCAAATTTTTTTCATTTAAAACTATTATTAATCAAAAAGTTTTTCTAAACCAAAGAAAGTTCCTCGTTGAGACCCTCTAGCTAAGCTTCGTTGTCTTGAGTGTTCTCCAGCCCCAGCAACGTCTTTAACTTTTTGTTTAAGTTTTTTCGCAGCTGCTTTTTCTACTACTCTATCAGAAGCAGCTTGGTTGTTTCTAGCGCTAACTTTTTCTTTAGTTTTATTATTAACCTTATCATCTTGCTTTATAGGGTTAACCATATTTGTTGGTATTCCTCTTCCTGTTTTAGGCATATTCATTCTGCCTGGTGCTTGTTTGTACATTTTCTTATTATTACTTGTTTATATTATTTGTTACTTTACTTTTCTATAAGCCTCAGCCTCCCAAGGCAGGTTTTTAGCACCTTCTTGCATTTGTGCTCTTGAGTATTTTTTACCTTTCCAATATACGTATTTATCGTCGTAATCAAGGTCTCCACGTTTCATTTGGTCTATATGAACTTTCTCGTGTGCAATAACTTTATTACACTGTGAGGCGTCTAAATCTTTATTTAAAATTATAGTACCATTTTTATTAGCTTTACCCATAACGCCATCTTCCATATTTACATTGTAAATTGGAGTATTATCCATAGAGTAAGGTGGAGTTATTTTAAATGCCATATTTATTGGTCTAAACCTTTGCTTGGGTCGTAGTTTAACATGTTGCTAGTATCAAAAGTAAAAGATTCAAACTTTTTCATATCGCCACTAACTTTAGAGGATTCTTTTTGAAATTTTTTCTTTTTCTTAGCTGATTTTTTCGCGGCTTTAGCTTTAGCAGCGGCTTTAGCTTTTCTATTAGCTAAATCAGCTTGAATACCTGCTGATATTTTGTTTTGAAGATTTTGAAAAGCTCCAGCCGTAGACACGTATACAGACCCGCCAGCTCCAGAAGAATAAGCACCTTTAAGTGGTGACATTTCTTTTTGAACTTTTAATTTAGCTTCGTAATCAACACCGCCTGTTTCAGCACTAAGCTTTTGCTCTCTTTTTCTAGCAGCATCACCCATAGCTTCATAGTCTTTACCACCAGCTTCTGGGTTTACAGTTTTGCTAGTAAAAGGTTTTTTACCTAAAAACTTAAATGCAAATGGAGAACTCATTATTTAAAAGCTTTAGCTCGTGAAGTAATCGGTGTTCCGTGCCCGCACTCAAACGGTGCTTTAGATACTTCTAATCCATTTTTACCTGAACTAGAACCTTTGCCCATTGGAAAACCTTCTTTGCTTAATGGTCCGTCCCATATGGCATTCTCACCTATTTGACCCGCTAGGTCAGCTTTTAGTTGTTTAATATCTTTCATATCTTTATTTTTTATATCCTTCTACTCTCGCTTTTATAACATCTGCCTGTGTAATTTTACCATCACCAGTTTGATCTTTAAACATAGCTGGTGCGCCAACTGCGTTTTGCATCATTTGTTGGTTTCCAAAAACACCTTGAGCGTTAGCTTGAGCTTGAGGTGAAAATGGATTTACTAAACTAGAACCAGCCGGTGGCACATTAGTCATTGGTTGA